AGTCTATACCGCGCGGGGCAGAAAGCAGGAGCGCCTCGTCCTGCGCAATTCGCCCGTCACCTATCTCATCGTGACTGCAAATCTGACGCAGGGATCCGCCAACGTCACCGTTTCTCCTTACACCGGTATCGTCGCCGGAATGCCGCTCTACAACATTCAGGGCCTCTTTCCCCAGGGCACGACCGTTGCGACAGTTGGCGCAAGTGGCGCGCTCACGATGAGCCAGCCCGCGAGCGTCACCATGTCCGGCGCCGTGTTCGAGATCAGCGGCCTCATCTCTTTCCAGTGGCGCTCCGGCACGCCGAGCAACCCACAATGGACGAGCTTCATCACCGACCAATATGAACTCGACCAGATGGGCCGTTCAGGAATCATCCGTGTGTACGGCTCGATTCCGGGCCTTTACAACAACATGATCCGCGCAACGTACGTGGCCGGGTTTCCGATTGATTGGCAGAACGCCGGCAACGGAGGATCACACCAGCTTCCGGCCGATCTCACCAACACCTGCGAAAACATCGTTGAGCGCATCTACAAGCGCCGCGGCATGGCAGGAAAGGCGAGCGAGAGCATACAGGGTGCGACCCTGGCGTACCGCAATGACCTCGACCAAATGGATCTCGGCATCATCGCGAACTATTCTCGCCCGACATATTTTTAACCATGGCAAACACGCAATTTTCCGTAACCATCCCGAATCTCCCAAAGCTCCAAGCCGCCCTTGCGGATTATCCGGCGATCTCTGCCCCGATCATCCAACGTGCGATCGTGGCCGCCCAGGCGATCCTTGCGAAGTTCACCACCGCCGCGACCGTTCCGATCCGGACCGGGTACCTTGTCCAAAACTGGGCGTTCGAATTGCTAGGCAGCTTCAGCGCACGATGGTATCCACGTGCGAGCTATGCGCCATTCGTGGAATTTGGCACGGCGCCCCACGACATCCGTCCGGTGAACAAGCGAGTGCTTGCGAACGCCAAAACAGGGGAGATCTATGGCACGCTCGTGCATCATCCGGGAACAAAGGCGAATCCCTTCATGGAAAGAATCGTTGCGGCGGCCCAGCCGGACATTGACACACTCTTTGGCACCGCACTCGACCAGGTGACACAAGCAATAGCATCACAAGCCAATGGCTAATCTCACCCCCGCCCAAAATATCAAACAGTCCATCATCACCGATCTTCAATCGCTCGTCGCGAGCGGCGTTCTCGGATCAGTCAGCGCCGACGATTTCACGAAACTTAACCCGCTCGACCGCACGTGGGGACCATTTCCGGCCGCGCTCGTCATCCCGCCGACCGTGAGTCAATCGGAGTATGAAGACACAGCCACCAACTTGCGCGAATATACCTGGTACGTCATGGTGGTCACGACCCCGGACAACCTGCCCACGACCGACCCCACCTATCTCGAAAGCCTCATCGATAGCACGCTCCAGGTATTCGATAACGATGTCACCTTGCAGGGCATGGCCGTCGGCGGCGTCTCGCCGGCGATCCTTGACCCGCCGGGGCCTGTGAGTAACGGCCCTACCACATATGTGATATACGCCATACAATTAAAAGCGAGAGTCCTCGTGCCAGCCGCAGTCCAATAAATTAACTCATCACACAAATGGATATTCCCCAAACAGAAAACAAGATGATTAACGCCGATTCCGTCGAGAACAAAGACGTCCAGCCGACAACCGCGATCGCCGCTTCCGTCCTTGAGAACGATTATTTTTATCCCGAGGCGAACGGCTATCACTCCATCACGATCCGTGCCGCCACACTCCAGGACGCCCAGAAGATCTATCTTGCAAAACGGACGCCGGTGAAGCCGGAACATGAAAAGGTCGAAGCAGTATCAGAAACCAATAACGATTAATCATGGCAGCAAAAGGAATCGGCAGACTATTTTCATTCGGCGTAGCCGTGGAAGACACGCGCGGCTCCGCAGAAACCAGCGCGGAGTATTGGATTCCGTTCGACGAGTTGAGCTTCGATGAGAAGTTTGAAAATGCCATCTCGGACCAGTCCGTGGGCGTGATCGAAAACGCGATCAATGAGTATCGCGTCAAAAACTACGCCGACGGCACGTTCAAAGTCCCGATGATGGACCGGAGCACCGGCGAACTGTTCTACAGCCTCTTTGGCGGGTACGCGGTCGGCACGCACGCCGGGGAATCGATCGTCTATGACCATACGTTCACAGTCGGGGAATCGGCGCAACACCAGTCGCTCACGTTCTTCATCCACGATCCGCTGTCCGGTACGGACTATTCGCACGCGAACGGCGTCATCCACAAGATGGAGCTCGACGCGGAGCTGAAGAAGTTCGTCACGCTCTCACTTTCCGCGCGCGCTCTGAAGGGCGTGTCGCAGTCGAGCTTCACCCCGTCAATATTGTCCGAGAACCGCTTCATCCCGCAGTACATGACCTTCAAGTACGCGACGGCCGTCGCCGGTTTGTCCGGTGCAAGCGCAATCGCGTTGAAGTCGATCAAGCTCACCGTGGATGAAAACATCGAAGATCAGGAGGTGCTCGGCAACGTCGCCCCGGCGGACTTCCTCAATAAGGAGTTCAAAGTTGAGGGCCAGCTCGAATGCATCTACCAGAACCTCACGGACTTCAAAACCGTCGCCCTCGCAACGCCGAACGTCGGGCAGGCGATGTTGATAGACCTCAAAAACACGGACGTTACGCTCGGCAGCGCGGCGAATCCCGAATTGAAGATCACGCTCAACCAGGTGTTCTTCAGCGAGTATTCGCGCCCTATCAAAGTCAAAGACCTCGTATATCAGACCGTCAAGTTCCGTGGGACTTATAAGCTCGCGGACTCGGCAATGATCACCACGGTTTTGACCAATCTGGTCGCGACCTACGCTTCGTAAAGAAAAGGGGGCGGTCGTCAGCCGCTCCTCGTGAAACAACAATCCTCACCACAACAACAATGTCAGATCGAGAAACGAAAGAAATCACCACGCCGCTTGAACACAAAGCAGTCGTCAAAACGTTCCTCACCGGCCGCGAAGTAGACGCCATTCTCGGCGATCTATTCAAAGATCAACAGTCGGGAGAGAATCCGACGATCCCAATGACGCTCGCCATTGTGCGCAACAACAAGCTCATCGAAGCCGCCCTCGTATCCCTCGACGGGAGCACGGAGAATATCTTCGACCGGATTCAGGAACTCCCCGCATCAGAGAAGGCATTCATCCTCAAGCAAGTCCAGGAACTCGCCGGCGGAAATTTTTAGAGGGCGGAGAACTTCGCTGGCACACATTCTTCGCCTTCGGCCGTGCCGAGTTGCATCCAGTGGAAAAAGCCGCAATTGTTTGCCGGGAATTTGGCTGGACATGGGACGAATATCAGGCCCAACCCACATGGTTTATCAGCACTATCGTCTCCATGCTTCGTGAGGAAGCTGAGGAATCGAAGCGCAGGGAAAAGTAGCCGCCCTTGCCAAAAGACGCATTTCGGGGCATGGTTAAAGGGAGTTTAAAGGTCGAAGATAAACCATATACCTCACCAATGCTCAAGAAATACAAAATTGCTTGCCCCAATTGCCATGCATACAAGCTATGGTCATGGAGTCCGGCGGGGCTTGCTTTCTCACTCGTGCTGGGCGGCATCATAACGGCGTGCGTTCCGATTATCGGATGGCTGCTCATTATCCCTTTGGCGCTCGCCGATCTCGTCCTAATACCGGCAGCAATCGTGCTCTATCTTATACCCAAAATGAGGGTGGTCACCGTCCGTTGCCGCGAGTGCGAATGGACCGGCTCGCCTGCATCTCTCCCGTCACTCAATCCACAAACCGCTTCGTAAGCGCACCCCATCATCGCTTGTAATGGCCGCATCGCAATCAATTTTAGAAATCATCATTCAGGCGGTCGATCAATCGGCGGCCGGGCTTGCGAACGCTCAGAGTAACTTGAAGGATATGAGTCAGGCGGCCGTTACCGCGGGGACGCAGCTTGCGATTGCAGGGGCTGCCATTACCGCGGCGTACATAGGTGTCGTGGATTCAGCGGCGAATGTGCAGGAATCCCAGGACAATCTAAAGCAGGCCGTCACAGACGCGATGGCGAGCGCGAGCGATTCGTCCGGCTCGTATGCGACGCAGGTCAAATTCCTCCAGGACAAAATCGACAGCTATAAGGCTTCGATTGCCCAGGCGACGGCCACCCTCGATACGCACACGGGCAGCACCGTAAAGGTTGCGGCGGCCCATGA